AAACCGGTCCGCCGCGCCTGCGTCCGCCACCTCAAAAACGCCCGCTCCGGCGCTCATCTCCGCTGCCAGTGTCAGCCCGCTCTCCTCCCAGCAGCCCTCCCGGTCATCCGCATACCCCCACACGCCCGCAATCCGCACGGATCGCTGTCCCGCCGGAAAGCCCGCCAGGCTCCCGGCCATGTTGAGGATGATCGTGTTAAAAGAGCACAGCCGGTCAAACTCCTCCGCCACAGCCAGGTAAAAATCATCCTCGGCCAGGTCCTCATAGGTCGCCCCCTGGTCATGGCTCACAGAGATCGTCTCAACCGAGACCAGGTCCGGCACCCACAAAACGCCGTAGCCCGACCCAGAAAAATACCGGGTCGCCCGCAGCGGGTAAAAAAAACGTTTGCAGCGCTGGTCAATCGCCCGGCTCACGTCCACGCACCGGCGAAAAAGCGGATCATCATACCGCGTCACGCCGCTCTGGATCATGTCCGGAGCGTCGGATTTAATTTCGTATGGGGTGATATAGAGATTCATGATCCCTCCCGCTCTCCTCGCCTCGCAAGATCCCGCGCCCGGATCCCGGCCAAAATCCCGTCCAGCCGCCGGGGGTCCATGGTCTCGCCCACGTTGCGGTTTCGCCACTCAGTCTGCTCGGTTCGCCGCGCCGCCTCAAAAAGCGCCTTCAGCGGCCCGTCATGCATGTCCAGCGAATAACTCACCAGGTCCGCAAACTCCGCCCAGTGTTTCGGCGGTCCAAAGAGTCCGTTGTTTGGTCTGATCGGGTTGCGCTGGTTCAGCGAGATCGCAGGCTTCCCCCGCGCCACGGCCAGGTGCAAAAACATGCCCTCGCCGATCACCAGGTCCGCCTCGTCAATCTCCCTGTGCGACCCGTTCGGCTCCCCCCGCACATACGTCATCCCGGGATGCCGCCAGAGCCCCTGCCGGTCCAGCTCATGGATATACCTCACCGTCACCTGCACATCCGGCAACAGCGCCTGCAGCGCCGCCATCGCAGCACGGTTGCTCTCCAAAGCCTCCTCCCGCAGCGTCCCGTTGATCGGGGGGTGGATCGGCCCAAACAGGATCTTCTGCACACGGTCGGCGGGTTCGAAAGGCCGCTGCTCGCAGTAAGGCCAGCCGATGGCGTGCACCTCGCACCCCAGGCCCCAGCCCGCCACGATCTCCCGGTGCGTCTCCGTCGTGGTCAAGATCGCCGCAATCCGCCGGTCGAAATCCCACAGCCCGTCATACCACCAGGGCGGAGAGGCCGCATGCGGATAGAGTACGATCGTTGCCCCGCGCTCCCAGCACCGTTCGGCCAGCTTGTTCATCCCCGCCCCGCCATACGCGTTCCCATGGTCAAAAAGGGCCGCCTCGGCGCTCTTCCGCACCAGCTTGTGTCCAAGCGCGTCCAATCCCCGGATGATCGCGTCCGCCTTATGCTGGTGGGGCCGCACGAAAATCCTCATCGCACCACCCACAAAAACTCGCACACATCCCGCTCGCCCTGATAAGCGCCCACGATCTCCAAACCGGCCTCGATGATCAGCGCCTCCCAACCCTCCCGCCGCAGGTGCCACTCCCACTGTCGGCTCCCGCCGGACAGCCTGCGAAATTCCTCCGGTCCGGGGCTGTAGCTCAGGTTATGCGGAACCTCGATATACCCAAACCCATCCTGGGCGATCAGGTTTTTGAACCTGGCCAGGCAAACCGGCAGATCGCGGAAGTGCTCCATCGTCACCAGGCAGATCACGGCCTCAAACGTTCGTGGCGGCTCCCAGTCCTCCAGAAAACCCTCAAAAAACGTAGCCTCCGGCACCTTCTCCCGGGCCAGCTTGAGGCCCTCCGGGCTGATATCCAGCCCAAACAGCGCCGCCTCGGGCCACCGCTCGGCCACATAAGCCAGCGTATGCCCGTTCCCGCACCCCACGTCCAGCACGCTTTCCGGGACATGCCCCAGATGCTGGCTCAGATACCGGTGGGCGGCCTCATTTCGTGTCACCAGCTCGGTCCACTTCGCGGGTTTCCGCAAAAAATGCGCGTCATACTCCGCAACCAGTTGCTCATCCGCAAAGCCATCCTGCAACGCCATCCCCGGGTTTTTCCCGGGAGCCTCCGCCTGGATGCTCACCAGCCCCTTTTTCTCCCATTGCCGTGCCCTGTTCGCGCTCAATCCCGCGATGATATCTCCGGGCTCGTAGGCCCGCCCGGTCCTCGGATCGCTGAACGCTGTCGCTGCCGTGATCATCATCACTCACTTTTTGCCTTCTCCGCCGGTCTGCGGTTTCGTTTTCTCCGGCCCTGGTTTCCCTGAGGCCGGTTTATCATCTTCCGGCTCGCTCAAAGCCTCATCTTCCGGCTCGCTCAAAGCCTCATCTTCCGGCTCGCTCAAAGCCTCATCAATCGTCATCTGCCCGTCATCTACCTCGGGCGCCTGGATGCGCACCAATCCGCGCTCCGCATAGTGCCTGGCGCGTGCCTCATCCCAGCCCTCCACCGCCTGGCCCGGCCGGTAGGTCTTGCCGGAGACCACATCAGCAAACAGCCTCACCGCGGTCACAACCAAATCCTTCTTTTTTGCTGCCATTGCAACTCCTCATCCTGGGCGGCCAGGGATACCGACCGCCCAGTCACATCTTGTCCAGTCGCGGCCTTAACTCACGATCTCATCAACGCTGGCCAGGTCAAAATTGCTCGCTGGCTTATAGGATGGATCAACGCCCAACGCGATCACCGCTGCATCAATGTCATCCACAGCGCAGGTCATCACGCCTCGAACATACCGGTAGCCATCGTTCACCGCCAGTTCACCGGCTTTCACACCGACGATCACCTGCTTATCGTCATCGTTTCCCGCATCCGTGAGCTGGGTGATGCTTTTCCCGCTCAAATCCTGTGCGCCCGCGCCAGCGTCGCTGGTCGCCTCCTGCACCTTGAAATCGAGCGTAGCACCAGCCCCAAAAGCGCCTGCCATGACCACAAACCCAACCTGATCGAAAACTTTCATGTCGATCCAGTCGGTAGCATAGGCCACAGCCCCATAAAGGTCCGGGCCGTAAGCATCAGGATCGATTGTTCCCAAAACGGCAACTTTTTCCGAAAATAGTTCTGCCATCACTCACCTCCAGCTGAAAAATTCAGCATTTCGCCAGGGCCGAAAGGCCCTGGCCTGTATTGACTTAATCCAACAAAACAAACGGGCTGACTGTGGTCGCACCATCAGCCAGTGTGATGGGTGCATCCAGCCACGGTTTTCCATCCACCGCCTCGATCACACGGAACGCGGTCTGATTGCTCCGGAATCTGTGCTCACGGCTCACATCCATCGTGACCGCCTGGCGATCGCCCAGCAGATACCACGACAAATCGACCAGACACACATCGCCTTTAGTGCCAAGTGCAGGCAGTTTTTCCGTCCACTTGATCGGCCATCCCAAAAGGGTGTCGGGTTTCCCAACCGCCGCCGACCCCTGCCAGATGTTGTTGCCATTGCTGTCCACCATCTGGTAGAGCTGGGGCATGACTGACTGGCTGATCTGCCATAACGGCGATCCGCTCAGGATCATCCGGCTGGCCATTGTCACCGCATCCTCAAACTGGAACTTGCTGGCGGTCTCGCGTGATACCGATATCGCCGCGGGAGAGTTTAGGATCCCCAGCAGCTTCCCTGCGCCAGTTCCGCGCAAAGAGTCATAGTCCTCCTGCCAGGCCAAAGCGCCGCCAAAACTTCCTGGGCCCTGCAGGAACGCCTCAAGTGAAACTGGCGAATCGCGGAGCAGGCTGTTCGGGATCTCAACATACCCGGCCAACTCCTTCGCCTTCAATTCCACCACCTTGAAGTTAGGCTCACTCTCGTCAATCTCCTCGTTCTCTTCGACGTAATACGTTTGGACGCCCCCAAAGAACGCGCTCTTCCCCGCTTCGCCTTTGCTGTAATCGACGGCCGGAAAGTCCACGGTCCTGGCGCCCATCGGCACCACCCTGCCCCGGTTGCGGATCTCGCTTGCCTCACCACGGGTTGTCAAAATTTCTTGGTTTTGCTGGGTCGGCAGCAGGAAACCGCCTGTGATGCCGGTTTCGCCGCTCATGTCCTTGGTGTTCTGCAGCTTTTCCAGGCGGGGGTCCCGTACCCCATTCACCGTCCAATCATGGACCGCCTTGGCATATTCCCATCCATGCTCAAAGCCCGCTTCCTTCGCTTTTTGCTCTTCAGTGGCCTTTTCCTGGGCCAGTTTTTGTGCGGATTGCCTCGCCGAAAGCTCAGCCTCTGCGGTCATCAACTCCTCAGCCCGCTCCGCCCGGTTCTTGATCTCATCCATGTTCGCCATCCAGGCGTCATACTGGGTCTTCTGCTCATCGGACAGCGTCTCATGTTTGCCGATCAGTTCCTGAGCGTTTTTCAGGTTGCGTGCCGCTTCCTCATACAGCTCAGCAACCTTTTCTTTTGTAATTGCATTTATTGTGGTCATCTCTACCTACCTCCTCAGTCTGGCGCTCTTAATCGCCAGATCCGCTTCTAAAATTTGAATTTCTCGCAGTCGCTTCTCCCGCGTGAGTGCATCTTCCTGATGCGGCTCGGCGCGAACTGAAGTGCCAG